AGCTGTGCCAGATACTGCTAATCTCATTTGAGGATTTCTTTAACTTTTTCGTTGGCTGCAGCGTAAATTTTGCCAGTAAGTTTGTTGAGTTCATTATTAGCAGCTTCCAATCCAGAAGTTTTGCCAATGCTGATGAGGTGTTCAAGGTTGAATCGTGCACCAACTGATTCTTTCTTATCACCGCGCGATACAAAGACTGTGATCTCTACAATGCGAGGATCAGCTGCTTCAGTTTCAGTTTCGGTTTCGGTTTCTGTATTAGGATTTTTTGCCATATGGTGTATTTACTTGCTCATGCTCTTGTTGCAACTCATCTGATGTTTTATTTACATTGTTTTGTGTAAAAAATGCTCCAAACTTTTTGATGCACATGATGACCAATTGAATATCTCTCACAGTCTCTTTGGTCATGTCCAATGTTTTGATGGATTGTTGTGGAGACAGCCAAGCATGCTTTTCATGTTCATTGCTTAATTTGACGTTGCCTCTGGAGGCTTTGCACAAAAACAACTTGAAATTGTGTTGAGTATTGATGCACACATAATGATTGACGTGAATACCAGTTTCTTCATACACTTCTCTCATCATGCCTTGTTGAAAACTTTCACCTTTGACCAAATGACCACCAGGCAAGTGCCATTTGCTTTTGTTCACTGGCTTCAACAACAAAATTTTATCTTTGTGAACAACAATTGCTTTGCTCACTGCATTGGTATCTTTCATGTTGTTATTTATTAGACACGCAATGCCTTGTCCCAAACCAGCAAATGCAGCCGCGGACTAAAATTGACGTTCATTGCTTTAGCATATTCAGCAATTGCAGGGGCTCGCTCAATGTGCTCTTGACGTGATCCACAACAAGGCATAAACCAAATTCTGTTGGTATCCACATTGATGCCTTTGTCATCTTCCACATACTTGCGCCAAACTTCTTCAATGTCTTTGTCACTGTTGATGACAAACTTAAAACCGCTGTAATGTCGAGCATGCCAGTGCAATACTTCTGCAACATATGTTTTACTCTCTGCATCTCCATTGGTTGTCAGTTTAGGTGATGTAGTAAAACTTGCATTGAAATCTTTTACCCATGCTTCATCTGGCATCAATGTTGCATTGGTTTCAAAGTCAATTTTGGGATGCATGCCCAGTTGCTGCACCAGATACTCAGTAAACTTGAGCAATTGCTTTTGTTGAATCATAGGCTCTCCACCAGTATATTTGAGAATAGCACCACTGTTTAGTTTATCTGCAAACTTCTGTTTAACAAAGAACTCATTCCATATGCTTTCAAATGTCATCTTGTTCTTTACAGACCATGAAACATATGAGTCACAACCATGAGGTGAACTTTCTGAAGCAAAGCCCTTGCAAGTGAGATTGCACATGGACATTCTCATGAAAACAGATGGTTGACCAATGTATTCACCTTCTCCCTCAATCGTATAAAATAAGCGATCATCAGATAAAAAGATAGTTTCTTGTGCAGGGTCAAAATCAAGATTATTCATAATACACTATTATAACGCAATACACTGATGTTTCAACTATTAAAACGCAAACATATGACTAAATAAACTTGACATATGAGCAAAAAACGCCGGCTTCGACGCAGTTTAGAAGAGTTGGACGACCTGGATGAAGTTCTACATCCCTCAGAGAGTGCATCAACAAATGCCAAAGGTGGTCTGGGTATACGCAACAAATATACGCTCAATCAAGTGCATCAAACATTTTTAGATTTGTGTATATACAACAAGACAAAAATGGTATTTGTTGATGGCAGTGCTGGTACAGCCAAGACATACATTGCTGTTTTAGCAGGTCTTACATTGTTGCAAGCCAAACAGGTCAAACAAATTATCTACATTCGCAGCATTGTTGAATCTGCTACCAAAAGCATTGGTGCATTGCCAGGTGAAGTGGATGAAAAATTCAAGCCATGGAGTTTACCCATGCTGGATAAATTGCATGAGTTGGTAGTACCAACTGTTGCTGCATCCTTGATAGAAGATGGTCTCATCAAGTGTATCCCTGTCAATTTTGTCAGAGGATTAACATTTCATGACTCTTTGGTCATCATTGATGAATCTCAAAATCTTACCAAAAGTGAAATTGTTACCATCTTGACCAGATTTGGTCACAACTCACGATATGTGGTCATTGGTGATACTCAACAGAGCGACATTGGAAACAAATCTGGCTTTCCAGACATCGTGCGTTGTTTTGACGATGAGGAAAGCCAGGAGAATAACATTCATGTCTGCAAGTTTGGTGAAAATGAGATTGTGCGTTCACAAATTCTCAAATTCATTGTACGCAAACTGAAATGTTAGCCCCAAGTTGTACCTGCAAACCAATTGCCTTTGCCGCTTGTAACAGTATTACCCACTGGTGCTGGCATTGGAACTCGTTGTGGTGCTGCAACTGGTGCAAGACCCAGTGGTGGTGCTGCTTGTTCTACTACAGGCGCAGATGCATCTGACACAACTACAAGTGGCATTTGAACAGCTGCTGGCTTGTATACAACAGAATTGTCTTGATGTTCAAATACTTCTACCTGTTCAACCCAGCAACGATCTCCGTATTTTTCCAGGAGAAATTCTGCTGCTGCATTGAAGCAGAATTCTGCTGCACGCTCAATGCCAACACCTGTATCAAATACACGCAGTGCAACAGCATCAAGTTGCTGCAATTGTTGAAAGATGTACAAGCATGGATCATCTGCAGCGACGCACAATGTATGATCAAAGGTGTCTTGTAATTTGGCTTTGAGCTCTTTGAGACTTCCAAAATCTACTGACCAGTTTTTTTCATCCAATTCTGAACAACCAAACCAAAATTTAGCTTTCAGTTGATAACCATGCATGTGACGGCAGTGTGAATGACTGGCACGCCATTGACGGAATGCACAAGAACCTAATTCAATGACTTTGGTAGAAATATAATTTGTTTTCATCACTACATTGTGAAGTCAACATTGCATAAATCAAGTATATTTTTCAGATACAACAAAATTACCGTTTTGAAATTTATTGGTAAGATAACCTTTGATTTCATATTCAGTCAATGATGGAATGTACAACAATGTCACAGATATTTCATTTTTTGCATCTGTTGGAGTATTATTAACATTTATTTTGAGTTCATCTGCAACACCCTTGCATGCATCAAAAAAAGCTGAATCTATTGCAGATGTACCTGAGAGAGGTGGATTTTTTAATGCTCTGATACTTGTGCGCATTGTAGTTGTAAATGCAGGCATGCGACCAATGGGCATTCTGTTTATTTTAGCTTCTATAATAACATAATTTTCGTCTGTGTTGGAGGTTTTCTTATTTTCAACAGTATAATATATCATGTTATTTGCTGCTGGTAAATTTATTGTGTGTCCTGCATTGTAATTGTCTGCTGCAGTTTGCATCATGCTGCCAATGTTTTGAGCATATGGCCCATTCATATAAACAAACATGTTTTGTTCACCAAAATCTGTACGCGTACCACCACCTTCACTTTGTTTATTATTATCAATGCCAATTGCCTTGCCCAACAATCTGGTTGGTGCAGTTGCTACACGCTCAATGCCACGCAAATATGTCATAGGATTAGCTGCTTTGAGTGCTGCATTTGTTAATCCACCCACTGCATCACCTGTTACCCTTCCAATTTTTTCTGCACCTGAAACATTAGGATCTGTATAATAGTTTTTTGCATCTTTGATTTTGTCATACATTTTCTTTCCTGATTCATATGATTTTGGTGCAGCACCTCTGATGAAATCTCTCAACTTGTTCTCCAACACCACTTTAGGAAACATGATGCGTTGATCTTTAATTTGCAATTCTATGTGTGTGTCTGTTTCACTCAAAACATAACCTTCATAGCCTTCATATTGAGAGTAGTCCTGCGCTTCACGGATTTTTGGATCCAATTTTAATCTGACTCTCTTTAGTTTGTTTTGTTGTTCAGCTGCAAACAGAGCCTGTTCAAATTTTTTCATACATATATTTAGTTGAAACATGCACATAATACATTACATTGTAACTATGGAATTACTCAAATACGCCAACGGTAACCTGCCGCAATCTGAACAAGAGCGCCAGAATATGATTGAACAAGCAGCTGTGCATTATGCTGAATTTATGAAAGCATTGAAGTTTGACTTCAAGAATGATCCCAACAGTGCTGATACTCCCAGACGTGTAGCCAAAGCATGGGTGAATGATCTCATTGCAGGTTGTTATTCACCGCCACCTGACATTACATCTTTTGATAACATTGATGGTTATGATGGCATGGTGTGTCAAAACAACATCAAGGTGGTCTCCATGTGTTCTCATCATCATTTGCAGTTCACGGGTCGCGCTCATGTTGCATATCTTCCAGCCAAAGATGGCAAAGTAATTGGACTGAGCAAGCTCAACCGCATTGTGGACTGGTTTGCTCGTCGCCCACAGGTTCAAGAAGCACTGACTTCACAAATATTTGATTATGTTGACATGGTATGTGAAAAGAACAAGGGTGTTGCAGTCATGATTGAAGCCAATCATACATGTTGCAGCAATCGAGGCATCAAGCATGACTCAACCATGCGCACAGCTCGTGTGAGTGGCGCATTTCATGATGACAGTGGTGGTGCCAGCAGAGCAGAGTTTTACAAGTTCATTGAATTTGCACAGACTCGATATTAAGCTTCACTTGCTTGGATCCACCAAGCAGTGATGTTGAGCAAGAAAGTCCTTGCCCAGCAAAACAGGAACATCATTGCTGCTTCTGTCAGCAACAGAAAACGGAACACTTGAATAGGGTGTTCCGTTTATTTTTATGTTCAAGTTGATGACTGGTCTCTTTTCAATGTTGCCGCTGCCAATGTTGATATCAATGGTTTCATTGCATGCAAATTGCACTTGCTTGCCATCAACAGTTTCAAATGATACTGTGCCTTGCTGCAAATCAACATTTACACCGTGCAATACGCAGTGACCATCGTTGCCTGTATCAGCTTTTGCCTTGATTGTTCCAATGTTTTGTATCTCAATGGGCAAGTTTACCCCAATAACTACAGCTTTTTGATAGAGTTTGTCAAAGTCATTCACAACATTATTTATAAATACATGAATGATATCATTTGGTAAATTTTTTATATTAAATGAAGGTGGTGCAGCTGGTCACATGCAGTTTGTGTATGAAGACATGAGTTTGCCGTTTTCAACAATGCTGCACATGTTCAAGGGCCTCATGCAAGGTGAAATCAATGCCATTGAAAAGGTGGATGGGCAAAATATTTTCTTTACATGGAATGAACAACAAGGTCAAACCATGTTTGCACGCAACACAGGAGATATAAAAAGTGGTGGCATGAATTTAATGCAACTGCGTCAAAAATTTGCAGGGCGTGGAGCAGTTGAATTTGCATTTGCAGATGGTGGCACAGTCATCAACTCTGCATTGCAATCATTGGATGACAACATCAGAAGCAAATTGTTTGGTGATGATGGTGATACATGGGTCAATGCTGAAATCATGCATTCTTCAAATCCAAATGTTATTCAATATTCTGGCAACTACATTGTGATGCACAGTATGACAAGATTTACCAAAGGTCAAGAGCCATTGCTGCTGCAAGCTAATTTTGATCAACTGGTCAAGTTGATGGACAACAAGACTGAAAAGCAAAATGAGAAAGTGTGGGAGTGGGCTGGTCCAAAAATTACACAACTCATCAACTATGATGAGCAAGGGTACGGTGAATTTGAGCAAGGCATTGCTCAACTTTGCACCAAATACAGCATTGACATCAATACTAGCACCATTGGAGACTTTGTGTATGCAACAATCAAACAAAAACTCAAAGATGTTGTATCCATGGCTGCTTCCATTGACATAGCATTGTGTGTATCTGAAAAATCTGAAGACACTGCAGTGTCCCTCAAGAAAAAGTACAAAGAGTATGCTGGCATTGTTTCTGACTTTTGTACATTAGACTCCAAGCTCAAAAAGCAATCACAAGCTGTTGATCCCATCAAGGACTTGGTGTTTGAATTGAGCTTCAAAGTGTTGCAAGGTGTATCATCCTTCTTTGTCAAAGATCAAAGCACTGAGATCAAGCGCTTGCATAAAGAGTTGAAAAAAACCATTGCAGCAGTGGAGCAAGCTCAAGATGCACACAGTGAACAGCGCATGCAAATCTTGCAATCCAATATGAAGAGGTTACAAGCCATCAGCAATGTAGCATCAGCACTGGAAGGTGTTGTTTTCTCATCACCAGATGCACCAGGCAAACTCTTCAAAATAACAGGCGCTTTTGCACCTGCCAACCAAATTTTAGGCATGCGGCGATACCGCCGCGGCAGCATTCCATCTCTTGCAGAAATAGGTTTTGACGTATGATTAACTTTGAACAATTCTTTTTAGAACAAACACATCCACAATATGTAGTTGTTTATCCTGGTAGATTTCAGCCCATGCTGAAGCATCATAGAGCTGTATATGACAAGCTTGCAGAAGAATATGGTGAAGGCAGTGTATATATTGCAACATCTGACTCAGTCAAACTGCCCAAGAGTCCTCTCAGTTTTGTTGAAAAACAACAAGTAATGACTCAGCTCATGGGTGTCCCTGCTGATAAAATCATCAATGTCAAAGCACCTTATGCTGGCGAGAGTTATGCTCACCTGGGTTCGTCAGATAGCATTCTTATTATATCAGTTGGATACAAAGATCAACACCCCATACTACCTGATAAACCAAAATTTGAATTCAAAAACATTGACAAAAGCACAGGTCTCAATATGAAGATCAAAACTCCAGGTCCCACATTCTTGCAGCCTTATAAATCTTTGAGTGATGCAGCAGTGCCTGCAAGTCAAGGCAGAGGATATGTGCGTGTCATGGCTGATGTAATGGATCCTGACACTGGTGCACCATACAAAGCATCAGCGTTCAGACAAAGATTGCAAACTGCTAACAACTTTACTCAAGCCAAGCAAGCGTTCTTCAACTACTATGGCATACCCATGAACAATGATTTTGATGGCATCATTGAGAAGCTTTATTCAGCAAATCAATCTTAATCTTTTTGTGATCTAAATGAAATGCCGTAACCAGCATTGTCATAATTTTTTTCGAATCCCATGTTGCTGGAAGCCAATATTTGCATGATTTTGTAAATCTTATCTGGCGCATACAAACCATCTGTTGCACTCACCAGCTCTGCGCTTGAAACAATGAACATTGTTCCCATTTTTGGTTTTGTTAAACCATCTGCATTGGATTTTATGATGCCCAACCAATCAAACTTTTGATTAGCAGCATATTCAATGAGTTGACAAATGCCTATGAAAGCACCTGCTTGTTGTTTGTTTGTAATTATATTTTGCTCTTTGCACAGTTTTGCAGATGCAACAATGTCGCTGGGTACATCAGCAAAACTGCTTTGTACGCTCACTGCTCTCAGAGCTTCATTATCAATTAAATCAACAACTGTATCTTCAATCTCATTCATCTGGTTGCGCACCTGTTGTTCATTGCTGGTTTTTTTCATGGGTTGGCTGGGCTGCTCACCTTGAAAACCATTGATGAATGTTTCTACTACTTTTCTATTTTGAATCCACGGAGAATAAGTACCAATGCGTCCACGATTAGTCTTGAGTTCCAACTGCTTGCCATTGATATCAATATCACCTACTGCAGCTTTTTTACCACCACAAAACAATATAATGGGTACTTCTGCAGGCCCAGCATAGCCACGTGTTTGACCTGGAATTACTGGGCGCAACAACTGCCAGATGTTGGTCATAACCTGTGCTTTAGCTTTGGCAAAATCAGCATTGTATACATTGTCAAGCCATTCAAATAAGTTGGCTTTTTTGTTGACATTAGAATTTAGAAAAGAAATGAATGCACTTGAAATACTTTCGCTTTTCATTTTCTGTAAAATTTCACCTGCATCATCTGAAACATCATAGATATAATCCATGATGGATGTCAAGTAATCCAACTGACTTACATATTTGTCAGTCTCTGCAGTTTTGATAACTTTTTTATTTACACACAAATCAAACAGCTTTTTGATGTCACTGCCAATGTTGGGATTTTTCTTTTGCATGGCAAGATAATGTGTAATAACATTGTCCCACCACTCTTTTTCTACTGTATATTCTCCATAATCATTGTTTGCAGTATCATGTGCAGCAATGTCTACATCTTCATAGATTACAAACAATCTTTTGTTCACAACAGGTACACTTGGTTTGTATGTCTCCTGCAAAGATTTAAATGGTTTTGGCAACACAGGCTTTGCATGATATATACCATTCAAATTAGAATAGACATCAGACAATGGAATGAATTTATTCATTATAAGTTTATAGCATCACGCTGAAAAGGAGATTGCATCTTGTTGGCAAGTTGGTCTATGTTTTGTACAATGACTGCAATGTTGTTTTCATCAGTGCCTGTGATGGCTCTGAAGTCACTGTCATTGATTTCAATGTATTGTGATCGAACAGTTGCAATAGACACTTCATCTCCTTTGATCTTCATAATCAAATCATGTACAGCTTCAACCAAATGATTAACAGCATCCTTGTAAAGAGCTTTGTCTGTGTCTTTCATCTGCTGTGCCTCTTCTGGTTCCTGTGGTTCCTCTGGCATGGCAGCATCAGGCAGTGCAGATTGTGCAGCTGCAGCAGGATCAACGGCAGGAGCTGCTTGGCCACCCAATTGTGCTGCAATGGCTGCTGCTTCTTGCTCATTTTGTTCATGCACCAAATATCTGAGGCGCGCATTTTTGAGAATCAAGTCAAACTTACTTTTCATGTTATGTATTTAATAAAGC